CCAAGGTAAGAACCGCTGAATGCGTTGTTCAACACAGCAGCAGCTTTAACTTGCTTGGTGTAAGACATCGCACGGGCCAAAGACTTGGTGTAACGAGCAGACAGGCTGTCGTACAAGTTGTCTTCAACAGCTTCTTCAGTGATGGAGAAGCCCAGAGCGATAGTCTCGTGGTTGTAGCGAGCGGTGAATGCTTCTTGCGCGTTGTCATAAGCGATGGCAGAGCCTTCAGCCTTGACAGGAGCAGAACCAAAACCAGCCAGCTTGGTCTCTTCTTCAAATGAGCGCTCAGAAGATTCAGTTTCGTAAATCTCTTTGTGCTCTTCGCCATAACGCTTGTATTCCATGCCGAACAGAGCGTTCAAGCCGGGCAACAGCTCTTTAAGTAGTTGACTGCGTGAAATTGCCATTTTTATTTACTCCTTACAGACCAACGTTATTCAAATATGAATGAGCGCTGGGGTTGAACTTAACCAACACGTCTGTATAAGCATCGCCTGCGGGTGAGGCGAAACCGACAATACGGAAGGCAGCAGCAGTCGTTTGAACGGTAGCATCCAAAGCTGAAGTAGAGTTACCAGTAGTGGTAGAACCAGTAGAGGTAGACTGCACAGCAGCAAAGAATGTGTTGGTGCCCAAGACTGTTTGAGCGCCAGAACCATCCAATTGAGCTTGGAACGTGACGTTAGGGTCAGTAACGACATAAGCCTTGACCACGCCAGTTGTACCGCTGGGGTAGTATTGGCTGTGAATCACTTGACCTTGTGCGTTGACGTACTCGCAACCAACGAACACACCAATAGCACCGACGCCAGAGCCGCCGAGGTTGTTGGTAGTGATGTCAGCGCCAGTAGCGGTAGAGATAGCCAAATAGCCATCAGAACCGACAATCACGACTTGACCATTGAAAATGTTGGTGGCTTCGCCAGCTGGATCAATCAGAAATTCTTCCGTTGCGCCAGCATAAGGCATGCCATCAACACGCTTGACGGGTTTTAGCCCGTAGGGTGCAGCAGTATTTGCCATATTAAAAAACTCCTAAATTACTTAGAACCTGAACCAAACCCACCTCCGCGACTGTTCGTTGACTTGCGGTCTGAGAACAGCGGCATCCGAGGGTCACTGTTTCGCATGAAGTGGTTGTCCACTGAATCCATCTGGGACTGAGCCTGTTGGTTATAGTACCGGTCGCGAGCTTCCGCCATCTCTTGGGACATCTTGCAGAGCATTAGTCCTCCGATCTCAACGTTACCTGTTGCGTCGTTACCCATCAGCATCAATTCTGGATGGTCTGCTGCTTTGACCGGTTCCCAGCCCTCACGCATCTTTTTAGACACGTTTGTCGGATCAGCCTGTCCCATGATATGCGTAGCAATCCATCGGTAGACATAACCCGGTTCGGGAGTTGGGTCTGGCAGCGCACTCGGCGGTACGTATACAGCACGAGCATTTTTTTCGCGTGAGTTAAGGTCACGAGGTGTACGGTTTTCAGCCATTTGATTTCTCCATCTTTGCCAATTCAACAGCATATTGCTGCGGGGTTAATCCAAACTTTTTAGCCAACGCAACTTGCGTAGGGGTTAGCTGGACTTTTCTAGCGCCAGTCGAACGTGTCGCTGGTGCCACAACCGTGCTCGGCTTTCTGAAGCCATCACCGGACTTCGGCTTGTCATCATCCCCGAAAAATTCGTGGAACGTTGACTTCATGCGAGCATTTATTCGCTCGAAATACTCATCACTGCGGGGGTCTACCCCCGAATTCACTAGCTTCTGATGCAGCCCTAGTGCAAAGCTGGTCATTTCCTCGTATCCCGGAGCGCCGAACCACTGGTTTTTTGCCTGCCAGCGCAGGGTTTTGTCATCGACTTGCTGCGGTTGCGATACGTTTTGGGTAGTTTTTACCTCATCTTCGTCTACTTGTAAAGGGGTTGCCCGAAAATTTTCTGCAGCCTTCGCTTTAATTTTAGCCTCAAAGAGTGCTTCTTGGGCCGCAATAATAGCGTCGGTGTCATACGATTCATTGGCTTCCCTCAATGCACGCCGTGCATTTTCAACTTCTGATTCGGCAACTTGTTTCAGAGAAGCGGCATACTGCTCGGACCCAGTATTTACATGCTGGCGCAGTTTGCGGTTTTCTTCAACCATGTGCTGTGCAAGACGCTCAAGTTCCTGCTTTTCACGCAGTAGAGCTTCTTTTGCCCGACGCTCGTCGTGACGCGCGTGAGTCAGCTCTTTAATGCGTTTCTGGACATTGCCGGTGTAGGACTCGATTTCTTCGTCTGTCGGGTCTTCTACTTCACGGTCTAATGGCTTGCGGCCTTTGTCCTTCTCAGGAGTGTCATCAACAATCTCAACTTCAAACTCATCTTCACTTGCAGTGGTATCTGAAGTATTGTCGCTAAGTTGTTGTTTTTCCTCAATTTCATCGGGAAACTCAAACTTGTCTTCCATTTTTACTCCTTAAGCGCGGGTCAAACCGCGAGGGTCTTGCACAACAGCCTCAACTTGATCGTCGTTAATCAAGCGAAACTCTTTTCCGTAGATTTTGAAACGCGTACCGGAATACGTACGTACGAGAACAAAGTCACCCTCTTTACACCAAGCGCCGCTGGTGAATTTGGATTCGTCTTTGTACGCGTCAGGGCCCAGCTTTAAAACAAACAGAGCCGTTGTGGCGTGCTCTTCTTGTTTCATGTACGTATCAGCTTTGATGATTGAGGAGTTCTCAAACTTATCTGACACGTCTGGCACAACACACAGAATCTTCCAGCCTTTGGGCTCAGGGAGCATCGCCGCCTTCTGCTCGTCTGTGGCTTCTTCGTCTGGTTTTTCAATGGGCTGTATGCCGGGAGGTAGGGATAAACCCGGAGGCAGAATGATTTCACTCATCTGATTCGTCTACTTTCTTAGCAAGGTCAAGGATATAACGCTCTGCAATGGCTAGACCTTGGATAACACCACAGAGTTTTTGATATTCTTCAAAAGAGCGACAGTTCCCCCCTGCGCAGTCGTCTGCGTAGTTGTTCATGTCGGTGCGTACTTGTTCGCGCAATACGCGTGCGAAATCGGAAACAATTGTCACTGTTTACCCCGTTTTTGTGCCACTTGGGCACGAGATTTTGCGATGTCAATGCCCATACGGACACCTTCTCGCTCTTGTTGCGCAGTTAACTGCGATTTGGATTTCTCCATGTCGATCGCCAACTTCATGCCTTCCAGCTCGAGTTTGGCTTTCATTTCTTGCTCTTTCAAGCGAAGTTCGTCTGCGTCGCCAGCGGCGTCGGTTGCTAGTTTCTGTTTCTTCAACTCCAGCTCTTGCATCTTGATCTGCAGCTCTTGCTGCTGCATCTGCAGAATCGGGTCCTGTGCCTGCTGCATTGCTTGTTGCTGTGCAGCCGCAGCTTGGTTCTGTTGCAGGACTTGGTTTGCGGCTTGAGCCATCATGCTGGACAGCGCCAACTCGATCTGAGGTGGCAACTTTTCGTCTTCGGGAGGCAGCGGCATACCCAGTTGCTGCTCAATCTTCTGACGATAAGAGAAGCCAACGTGATCGGCAACGTGTGCCATCATCGCGGCTTGGATCATTGGAGCGCGGGGGTTCTGCCCAACAAGCTGCATAATCGTCGGATCATTCATCATCGCCATGTGCACAGCAATGTGTGAGTCATGATCCTGATACTGGAACGCCTTAACAGGGTCTCCCATCAAAACGTTCTTATTCTCCGTGACGGGGTCTTTGGGCTTCATGTCCTCTTCCAAAGGCACGAGCTTGTCGGCGTTCTTAATACCCAGAACCTCCAACATCCCACGGTGCAGCTTGGGCAGGTCATAAATATCGGGAGCTGACTGCGCCAATTGAATAACAGCCTGATACTGAACAACGCGCTGGCTTAGAGTCGCAGCGTTGGGGTCGCTCACCGGCATGATGTCTACGTGGTCGTAGTCTGCGCCTTTAGCACGGGCGCCTTCTTCACCGTCGGGGGTGTATTCATACTCGTCAGGTGTGTAGTCGCGGATGATGCCCGCGAGCAACTGCAGTTCTTGCTTTAGGGCGTAGTGCACCCGAGCCTGAACAGCCGTCATCACCTTCAGCTGACGCTCCAGCAGTGCCAGAGTAGACCCAACCGGCGCATTCGCGCTCATGTCGGAGACCTTCATGTCAGCAGTTGCTGCAAAACGACGGCCTTCTTCCACCACGTTACTGAGCAGTGCCATCAGCACTTGGCTAGGTTCTTTGTATGGCAGCGGCAGGATGTTGTCACGCAGCGTGCCTGAGCCTACGTCAGCATCACGGAACTCGCCCGGAGCGATGGGGGTGTCGTCTCCCTTGATCCGCAGCCCTCGTGATTTCAGACCGCCCGGCAGGTTAGAGAGCGTACCAGCATCAATAAGCTGGCGCATCAAAGATGTCGCTGAATTGGCAAAGCCACCGATCAGGTGGAACAGACCGAAGCCATAGGCACCAAACCCGGGTATGTACTGGTAGTGAACGAAATGGTTGCGCTTGAGCTTCAGGTCATCATCCGGGCGCCAGTTGCGACGGATTGC